TACCCGAAGGCAAGACGCTGCGTGACATGATCCTTGAGAAGCCCAACACGCTGCTCAAGGTGTTGCCACTGTTCGACAAGGGGCCGCTGTTTGCGGCCATTGATCGCCTCAGTGGTGTGTCTGACGTGCTGCGCAACGCACAGTTCAAGACCAACACCACCAACAAGGCGATTGAGAACTACAACAGCGTCACCGCGATGCGGTTGGACGAGAAGATTGACGCCATTGAGGACTTCTTTGGCAAGGTGTTCTATGACTTGGCGTTCCTTGTTGGGCAGTTCATGACGCCCAATGATGTAGAGAACGTGCTTGGTGCTGACAAAGCAGCCAAGTGGCGGCAGTATCCACCCGCAGAGTTGCGCCGCATTCTGCGTTGTCGTGTAGTTGGAGGCTCCACACAGAAGCCGACCAGCGAAGCCAAGAAGCAGCAAGCACTGCAACTTGCAGACATCTTGTCCAAGTTTGTAGAGATGGCTCCTTCGGTGGTGATAGGCATCATCATGGACCTGTTCGATGAAGCCTTTGATGAGTTGCATCTGCCACCTGATGCGTTCCAAAGGATCAAGGAGGAAGCAACGATTGCACTGCAACGTGGCAACAACGCTCCGCCCAATGCCAGTGTTGATGAAGGCACCACGGACGTTGCCGCACAGATTGACGCACTTCCTGAGGAAGCACGTCAGGCTCTAGGCTTGGCCTTGTCTAGAGGGGCACCGCTTAGCGAAGCGTTGCCTATGATACTACAGGCTCAACAAGGTAACCCAGGAGGACTACAATGAGTGGCACGTTTGACGACAAGTTGGCTGACACGTTTGGACTCAATGATGAGGACAAGACCAACGAGCCGGAACAGCCTAACAATGAAACGCCGCAGAGTGAGAATGCTAGCACTCCCGCCAGTGATGCTGGAACCCCACCCGCAGCACAACCCGCCAAGCCCGACAAAGGCAAAAAGGGTGCAGACACTGCTAGTGCAGAGCCTAGTGCGCAGCAGTCCGACGGAGATGCAAATCTCCGTGGCGCTGCTCAACGCTTCCACGGCAACTGGCAGCGAGCACAACGAGACCTAGAACGCACAACGCGTGAGTTGGAAACAACTCGTGCTGAGTTGGAAGGCCTGCGCACAGCCGCACAACTCCCCACACAACTTGGACTGGCCCCTAACGAAGCCATCATGGGCATGCAGATGATTGCGCACTTCAAGCGCGATCCTGTGGGGGCTGCAAAAGAGGTGCTTGCGCAGGTCCTGGCAGCAGGTATCAATATAGAGGAACTGGTTGGCAGCATCAATGCATCTGCGATGCAGACGATGCTCGACAACACAGTAAGGCCGCTCACTGAAGCGCAGCAGCGTCAGCAGCAAGAAGCAGAAACGCAGCGCGCGGTGCAAGAAGCAGTTGAGCGAGAGCGTGAAGCAGTGCTTGCACGCTTCCCTTGGGCCGCGGTTCACGACGAAGAAGTGGCTGATATCATGGATGCCTTCGAGGAGGCAGGCCATGACATCTCCTACCGCGAGGCGGTGCTTGAACTTCAGGCATACGCGCTACAGAACAATCTCAATCTGTCGCAACCGCTGCGTCCGCAACTGGCAGCACGACGTGCAACACGTCAGCCAGCAAGCAACGCGCGAGGTCCGGTGCGAACCAACGCGCCGACTACGATGGAACCGCGTCGCGCAGCACTGTCCGCAGATGCGCCGTCGCGTGATATTGTCCGTGAAGCCATGCGTGAAGCAGGTCTAACCCCTCCGGAGTAAATGAACAATGGCTATCAACACACAGTTCGCTGCTGGTGGCACGCTTGATACCATCGTCAACTCGATGATGGACAAGTCGCGCCGCAAACTCATCATGGCATCCGCCAAGAGCAACGCGCTCTATGCATGGTGTGTTGCCAACGACCGCGTTGAGAAGGAGAATGGTGGTGCAAACATCACCAATCCGCTCACCGTTGGTCGCAACCCCAACGTCACGTCGTATCAGTATTACGATGAACTGCCTGTTGCGCAGACCAGTGAGTTCACCACGGTCGGCTATGGGTGGTCGCGTGTTGCAGGCACGATGATCATCAGCAACCAGGAGATTGACGAGAACACGGGTGAGGCAGCGATCTTTAAACTGCTCACTGCCAAGATGGATGTGCTTGTTGAGTCCATCAAGGAGTTGTTCTCCTCGTATCTGTATGGTGCTGGCAGCGGCATTGACCCGCTTGGCCTGCAAGCACTCATTGCTGATGATCCTACTACTGGCGTGCTTGGGGGGCTGTCGCGCGCTGCGGAACAGCAGTGGCGCACTTCCAGTTACAACTTCGCTGGTGGCCTTGATGCTACCAACATTGAAGAGGCGTTCGACGACATCCTCATGGACCTCAAGTTCAAGGAGGACAAGCCGGACCTGATCCTTGTTGGGCGCAACATCTACCGCACCTACCGCCAAGCGGTGCGTGACAAGATCATGATCACCATGGATGCGTCCAGCAAGGGCAAGGCCATGTATGACCTTGGCTTTGAGGGTGTGATGCACAATGGCATCACCATGATGTATGATGAGGACTGCGGCGTTGACCGTGCATACTTCATCAACAGCAAGTATCTGCGGACGCACATCCTCAATGGTGTCAACATGAAGCCTGTCAATCTTACGGCGCCGTGGACTACTGACGCCATCGGTCGCCGTGTTGTGTGGCAGGGACAGTTCTGCACGTGGAAGTGCTTCCGCACGCACGCTGTCCTTCGGAATGAGGTGTGATATGCAGATCACTCGTAAGGTGCGCCCTGCCTTCACCATCAAGCGCCGTGAGAATGTGACCCGCACAGTGGTCAACATGCGGTATGTGAAGGCAAAGGGCGAGACGAAGGGCAAGTTTGTCCGTGAGGAAGTCACGGAGAAGTTGCCTGAGGTGTTCGACGTGTATTTCCCACAGGGACACTCCATCCGTGTTGACAGTCGTGAGCGGCTTGCCGCGCTTGGGCTGGTGGACAACCCAGACCTGATTGACATGAACACGGGTGAGGTGATTGCCAAGTCGGAGACGCTTGACTTGGAACACTTCGTTGTTCGCAACACCCGCAATGCTGACCCCTTTGTTGATGGAGTGACCGCATGACCCGACGTGTGGGGCAGTTCCGCCCGACCTACACCAGTGTTCGTGTCCCAAACATGACTTACTTTGCAGGCATCGAAGGTGATGACCTGTTTCGTGTGTCGTTTGGTGCACCTCCAGCACTGAACAACACAGGGTTCCTCGCTGCGCAGTCCATTGCAAATGCCGGTGGTGCTGACATTGCACTCACCACGACACGGCTCAATGCTATGGCACCGTTTGGGCGTTGTCTGCGATACGTGGCATCTGCTGCTGCGACCAGCACAGTCACTGTGACTGGTCGTGACTATCTTGGGCAGCGCATGCGTGAACAGATCACCCTCAACGGCACAACTCCGGTGCTCGGCCTCAAGGCGTTCCGGTTTGTGGACCGCATTGATTGGGGTGCCACTGCTGGTGTCACCATTGACGTTGGTTGGCGTGATGTGTTCGGCTTGCCCTTCCGTGCATTTCAGATGGTTGCCGAGACGAAGAATGGTGCTGCGTCTGCCAACGCTGGCACATTCGTAGCAGGGCTGGCGGCGGGGACTGCGCCAACCATCAGCAACGCTGATGTGCGTGGCACCTATCTCCCTGTGACCGTCATCCCCAACGGCACTAACACGTTCGACATCCTGGTCATTGTGGACCGGTCGAACCTGCATGGTGTGGCACACTTTGCCTAACCATGCAGACTAGCGTAAGTCTCCCTGGGTGAACCCAACTTGGCCGTGCAGGGCAACCTGCACGGCTCTTTTGGAGATAGCGCATGCCATTTCGCACAGTGCCCGACTTGACACAGCGCATCATCCGCAAGTTGCGGCAAGTGCCGGGGCTAGGCACGCAGTTGTATAGCGAGGACTACATTGCAGAGTTGATCGAGGAAGTGTATGGGATGGTCCGCACCGATCGTTGGTGGGACCATCTCATGTCGTGGCATACGCGTGTGCTAGACGGCACCACAGGGCAGGTGACTGTGGCACTGCCTGTGCTGCGTGAAGGGTTCCGTGACATTCGACAAGTGCGGTATGGGCGTGATGCGTTCCCATTGCCGCAACTTGGTGCAGGTGTGTCGCCTCAGCAGATGGTCACTGCTGGAACACGGCCACGGTTTGTTGAACCGTTGCCTGTAACGCACCCCAACTACGCAACTAGAGTGTTCCGTGTGCATCCGCTGAACGCAGTGACGCCAACTGGTTCAGAGTTGCACATTCATCTGCGGTCCGACCCACCGAACTTGTTCGTGAATGACACTGTAGCCGTGCCATTCGATGACATCTGTCTCATCAACGGTGTAGTGGTGCGGTATGCAGCATCAGACAGCGCCAACGTTGCAGAAGTGGAAGTGGCGCAGCGCACATTCATGGACCGACTAGATCAACTTCGTCGTATGCATGACAACGCTGCATTGGCACTTGATCCGCGGTCGCCGCTTGGCACTGACCAGTGGCATGAAAGATGGTAACGCGCAACTTCATTAGTCCCACCAGCCGCCTAATCACGCGCACGGCGCGTGACTTTAGTGGTGGGCTGAACACTGAGGACAGCGCACTCAACTTGCCAAGCAGGTTCCTCATTGACGCACGCAACATCCTTGTGACCACACAAGGTGTGGCGCACATACGTCATGGCACACATGAGGTTGCACGCATACCTGACGTTGATGAACAACTCATTGCGTGTGAGTTCTTCAACAACGCAATCATTGCCGTCTCACGTGAGGGTAAGGTGTGGCGCATCACTCGTGGTGGTGATGTAAGCCTGCTATGGGATGAAGCCATCGCACAAAGTCGTCCAGGGTCGCCTAACGGTTGGAGCACTACGGAGTATGCAGAGTTCACACAGTTCGCTGGTGAGTTGATTATTGTCAATGGTGTTGACAAGCCTCTCGTCGTCAACGCGTTCAACCAAGCCAACTACCTACAAGACTTGGGCACAGGCAGTAACTTGAATGTGCCTCGGGCACGTCACTGCACCACATTCAACAACTACCTAGTGCTGGCAGGCACGCCGTTTGAGCCCGATACATTGTTCATTGGAGCAAAAGGCACTGCTGGCACATTCTTTGGCGACCCACCTCCAAACGATGCAACCAACTTCTCATGCAGCCAGTATGTGGACATTGGCGCGCCAGTCATTCGCGCAGTATCCTCGTTCCGTGACCGGTTGTTGGTGTTCTTTGATGAACAGGTGTTGATTGTCAAGTTGGGTGACTATGAGAACAACGCTCATGTGCCGGACGTAGAGGACCGCCTGCAAGGCATTGGTGCATTGTCTGGGCGGTGCGTTGTGCCGCTTGGTGATGACGTGGTGGTGTTGTCACGGCTTGGTGTGGAGAGCATGAAGCGCACCATCATCACGGGCCAGTTTTCACCAAAGCGTGTCAGCACAAACATTGACACTACGATGCAGCGTGCCATACGACGGCTTAACAACACCACAGTAGCACACAATGTGTTCGCGGTTCACAACCGCATTGACGGGCACGTGATGTTCTTCCTGCCTAAGACCAACAACGTGGTGCCCTCTACAGACAACAACGTATACACACTCATCAAAGATGGTGTCACACCTGCTGACCGGTGGGGGTACTTGGACAACATGCCCTACCGTGCAGCGTGTCAGAGTGGGGCAGGTGAGATATTCTTTGTTGAAGGCTACACCGTGTGGAGGTATTCCAACACGGGCAATGTGCTGTTCCCTTACCGTGACAAGTTGTTTCCTAACGAAGAAGCGTGGAGTGACGGCACACTGTTTGATGACGGCAAGGGTTGGCGTGGAACAGGGTTGACCGGTGGTACTGCCATTCCGTTTAGGTTGCGAACGCCTTGGCTAGACTTCGGCAATCCCATGCAAGCCAAGTGCTCGCGGTATATGATGTTGGAGTGCGTGTCAGGCCCACTGCCTAACACGCAACTCACTGTGCGTATGCACATTGACCTCATTGAGCCTGAGGCGTTGTCTAGCACGTTTGAGGTGACAGCAACTCCTGCTGGCCCCAACACCAACTTGTTGGGCACAGAAGCAGATGACACTGTGAACACAGAAGCAGATGTGCCAATCTCTATTGGTGGCCTTGGCGGCAACGTGGTGCAGGCAGACGCTCCTACCAACAACATGCAGTTGTACAACTGGCCAAGTAAGTTCCGTCGGGCGTCCTTTGAGTTTGAAGGCAATGCCATGACATACTTTGCCTTGGCCAGCATCAACATTGCGTTCATTCCCGGAGGGGTGCGCCGATGACTAGCGTTATCAACCCAGCAGTCATTATTGACGATGTGCCTGTCTCTAAGTCGGCTGTGCGCAATCAGTTGGCACATGCTCGTGATGAAATCACTGAGTTGCAACGGCTACTGGTTACACAAACCACACAACCATCGTCAACAGCATACGCACTTACGTTTACTGAAACTATCGCATACACCAACGGTCAAGTGTTCCGTATGCGGCTGAACGCTTCGGCGTCTGTGTCAGCCACTACGGTAACACTGAATGTCAACAACCAAGGTGCGACGCCTATTCGTGAGTGGAATGGGACATCTCTAGTGGATGTGCCAGGGTGGCAGTTTGTTGCCAATGCTGTCATGACTGTGGTGTACAACACCACTGCGTCATGCTTCATGCTCATTGACACATCCCATCCGGCTGTAGGCAAGTTTGTGCTACGCAGATTGTATGGCATGTCTGTTACTGTGTTGGAAGTGCCCAACCTACCCGCACGCCCAACCATTGATTTTGAGATTGACCAGTTCACCCCAGACACTGCGGGGCAGGACTTGCTGTTGCAAGTGTCAACGGACAACGGTGCAACTTACTTGAACACAGGTTACTTCTACTCAAACCAAGTGCTGAACGGCACTGCATCTGCATACGAAGGCAGCAGCACAGCATCAGGATGGAAGTTGGCAGGACCAATCCCTGTTGTGACACCACAATACTTCAACGGCTCTATGCGACTGTTCACTGGTGTCACGTCAGCAGGGATTGCAGGAGCACAGTCTGCGCAGTGGGCTACACGCTCACCACATGCCACTGATGGTTGGAACCATCGTCAAGGCACCGGACACCGTAGTTCCACAACAGTCATCAATGCCGTTCGCTTTGTGCTGAGTGGTGGTGCAGCATTTACAATGTCTGCCAATGTGATCTTGTGATGGAGGTTTGACATGAGTTGGCTGTCAAGACTGCTTCGTGGTGGACGTTCTAAGTCAGCACCTCCACCAGCACCTCCACGTGAGAGTGAAGCAGAGATTGCTGAACGCCTTCGTCGTGAGCGTGAAGCAGCAGATCGCGCACTGCGCAATGAACGGCTTCCGTTGGCGATTGAGGACACTCGACGCCTTGCCAGTGACACGTTGGCGCGTCGTGGTATCAGTGACCAAGACTACTACATGAGCCTGATTGAGCAGGCCATCAATCGCACAGCACAAAGTGTGCCGGACACTGATACACGCCCAATCCAATACTTTGGCCCATCACTGGTTGAAGCAGCATTGGCGCAAGGTGGGCAAGATCGTCGTGATCGCTTCATGCGTGATGTGGATGCATTGTTTGGTCCTGATGCAGACAGGCGATACATCCCTGATGATGCCGGGCGCAGCATTATAGACCAAGTGCTGAACACCCAACGCGGAGAGGCATTGAGTGCGCTAGAGCGTGCCCGCGCACGGGGCAACCTGACAGATACAGGCTTCTCTGGGGCTATGCAACGTATTGGCGAGTTGGACACGGCAGGCAGGCAGCAAGCCAACAGCCTTGTCGCCAACGCCTTGCAAGGCATCCGTGATGAGTTTGGCAGCATCCGCAACCGTGCTCGCAGTGCTGCACAGAGTTACACGCCAGGAGGCTCTTTCTCACTAGAGCCCTTCGCCGCACAGAAGCAATCGTTCCTTGACACCTTGGGTGAGCGCATCCCAGGGGCTGCGCAGAACGCATTGGCGGGTCAATCCTTCTTTGACATTGGCGACATTCTGACACGTGGTGGCCGACTGCAAGGTGCGCAGAACCCGCGTATAGCGGCATTCATGCCTCCACAACGCAGTGGTAACGAAGAAGATCGCCGTGGATTGGGGAGCACGCTGTAATGTTTCAACTTCTCGGCTCAGCACTAAGTGCAGCAGGCTCACTTGCGGGCCTGTTGCGCGGCAACCGTGCTGCCAGAGAGCAGAACCGCATCAACCGTGAGCAGTTGGAACTGCAACGCGCACTTGGCACTGCTGGCATCACGACAGGTCGTGGTGACCGCATCCGCTTTGTGCCCGGCCTTGGTTGGGTGCTTGAACCATCTGAGGTTGCTGCCAACATCGGACGTGCATCTGATGCGGGCGAGCGGCGTGCATACACGGCCGATGAGACTGACCGTGTAGAGCGCAACCTTGAGACGTTCCGGCGGGGCCGCCTTGCGAACCTGCTTGCTGACCGCATCATGCGAGAGATGGCAGCACGCGGCGATGACACAGATAGTGTGACTGCTGCGCTAGCCGAACAGAACGTTGCTGAGGCAGTGGAGGGGCGCAACAACCTTGCACGACTGCTAGGCATGAATGCCATCCGCCAAGGAACGTCTGCCCAAGCAGGGCTTGATGCACTAGGGCGTGGTGCGCAGGCTGGCACGCGCACCGCGCTGGCACGCGCCCGCCTGATGGGGCCGACAATGGCAATGGAGCGGCGCGCGGGGCAGCGTCAAAGTGACACAACTGACCTGTCAAGGCTGTTGACTGCGGCACGCGATCCAGGCGATGCATTCCGTGGTCCCAGTCAGGTGTCACAGGGCCTAGACGCCATGCTTGCTGCGCGTGGTGGGCAATCTGCGGGGTTTACACCGCAGCAAACACGCTTTGACGCTAGCGGCAACAACCTACCTGTGCGCCTAGATCAGTTTGGTGAGGCTGTGCGTGGCTTTGGCAGTATTCTCAACACATGGAGAGGACAAGGCGCATCGCCTAACACCGGGGCAGGCTACAACCTTGGCAGCATTGTCAACCCTGTTGGTGGCGCAAGTGCTGGCGGCTTCTTGTTCTAAGGAGCATTGAGCATGTATGAAGATGATGACGCCAATGCAGCAGTGGCTCCTGTAACTGGCACCGGTCCTCGTTATGCTTACCGTATCCCCATACCCGATCATCGTGCGTTTCAGCCTTCTTCGTTAGAGATCACCCTCGGCAACCGGCTTGGTGGGGGCGATCCCAACATGCTGGTAGGCTATCGCCTTGGTGCGTTGGGCGACCGCATTGCTGCACAGAATGACTATCGCACATTCTTGCAGGAAGCGATGGAACGCCAGCAGCAAGTTGCTGCAATGGCTGATGCTACAGCGCGACGTGGACAAGATGCACAGATCACGCGCACAGCATTGCAGCAGCCAACGTATGCATCACTGTTTGACCTGAGCCGCCAACAGATTACGCCTGAGGGGTTGGCCACGATGGGCCAACTGCCTGGACTTGATGTTCGGCAGCGAGGCGCTAACATTGAGAACACGCTTGCACAGGCCGCGCAGCGACGGGCAGCCGCAGCGAATGCTGGCAGAGGTGACGCAGACCGCAACAGTTTGACGCTAGCGCAATGGGCTACAGCAAGCCGTGGGCTGATGCAACGCGCTGCTGCTTTGACTGCGCAAGAGCAACGGCTTGCAGGCATGGCAGGCATTCCTGTAGAGCGGTTGCAGCGTGATGCACAGGGACGCCTGTTGCTGAGCGAGGAAACTGTGCGCACTATGTCGCCACAGCAACGTGCTCAGGTTGAGCGGCTGTATCGTGACATCGAAGCCCAGCGTGCTCAGATTGCCAATGAACGTGCGTGGCTTGAAGCCAATCGCCCAGGCAATGCTCCGCCTCCTAGCATGGCTGATGACTTTGCACCGCCTGCTGTTGCGCCAGCAATCGCGCCGCCAGTCACTGCACCTGCAACAACGCCTTCCGCGCCTGCTGCTACCGCACCAGTTGGTGCTGCACCTGTTGCTGCGCCTGCCACACCCAGTGTTGGTGGTGGAGCAGCACTACAAGAAGCGCGTGCCGCCGCAGAAACTGCTAGGGCAGTGATGACGCTTCCGCCTGATCCCAACCGGCCAACCCTTATACAAATCCAACGATACATCACCAACCGACTGCCTCCGGGTTCCGTGTATGCTGGTGCGGAGCGTGGTTTTATCTATGTCATCGTTCCTGGTGAGCGTGAGCGTGTCCGTATTCCGTTTGATGCTGTGAGTAATAACCGTCCGCCGCCGCAGGAGTAGACGCTGTGAGTGATCGTGTGCGTGTAGGCGCAGGGATGTTCCCAGGGTTGGAATGGCAGGACTTCCGCAACATGTTGCGGGGAGTGACGCAAGTCCCACAGGCACCGTTTGCCATTGCAGGCATGTTCGGCAACGAACGTGCTGCTGACATATCAATGGGCATGGGGGATTTCTTCAACAACCTGTTTGGTACACAAGACGTGTCATTGACCGAGGACCCGCGCGCTGCACTTGCACAGATCATTGGTGGCAGTGTGGTGGGGGTGCCAACCTCACTCATCCCTCGCGCAGCACAGATTGGAGCAGCAATTGCACAGGCACCACGCCCGGTGCGTGCGGCAGTCAATGTTGCAGAAGCATTGACACCAGTTACCGTTCCGCTCACTGCGGGACGGATAGCAGCAAACGTCGCAGGAGGCGCTGCTGTTGACTTGGCGTTCAGCGGCCTTGATGCGTTAGCAGGGCAGCCGGGCGACAATGACTACTGGATTGAGTTGCCAGATGGCACACAACAGTTGATGCGTCCTAGTCGCGGGCAGGCGACTACACAACCACAAACACCTACCCCACCCGAGGCTGCAACTGCTGCGCCGATGGCTGCGGTAGGTAATGATGGTGTTGGTGTTGGCGGTGACTCGCCGGCGCCTTCGGCGGACCCGCTGCGTGGGCCTAATGGGTTCTGGACCGAAACGCCTGAAGGACGACAAATATTCTACAGCACAACACCTGCACAACCTGTGCCAGATGACCGCACATGGTTGCAGGTTGCACGCGACAATGCGTTGCCTGCCTTGGTTGCGGCTGGTGCTGTAGGCGCAGGCATTGCAGGCTTTCGCCGTCAGCAGGCATCACGCCTAGCACGCGAGGAGTTGCGGAACCGTGACACTGTTGCTATCGGCAGCCCGCCACCTACTGACATTGCACAACCTACAATTGGTGAGCGGTTGGCTACACAAGTTGTAGATGAGAGTGCAGCGGCTCGGGGCTTTGTGCGAGAAGCAGAGCGGGCTGGCATTATTACACCCAATGATCGTGCTGCATTGGATGCTGACTTGCAGACGACTATTGCACGAGCAGTGCGTGAGAGCCGCGCACACGCTGCATTGCGGCATGGGGTTGCCCCAGATGGCTATGACTTGCGCACAGTCCGTATGCCTGATGGCACACAGCGCACTGTGTTCTCACAGCGTGAGTTGCAGGACCGTATGGAGATGCTCATCCGTGAGCAGCCCACACTACATGCAGACGTTGTGCAGGTGCAGGCACTACTGGATGAGTTGTCCAACCGCCAGCGCGCGCTGCAAGCCGGCACCATGTCGCGCATTGCCCCCAACGAGCCTGCGCGTGTAGGCATGACCGACCGTTCGTTGGCATCCATTCAGGCAGACTTGGCAGCGATCATGCGCCGGTCGCCACAGGTGCGGGAATACATCAACGAACACGCTGCATGGGCGGAGAGCCGACGGCAGTATCTTGTGCGTGCTGGGCGCATCACGCCTGCTATGGCTGCTAAGTGGCGCAACGCGAATGTCCACTATGTGCCAGACTACAACCCATACGATGTGAACACCGGCTACATGTCGCTGCGACGTGTGCAGGAAGGAGGTCTGAGCGACCGTCCACAGTCGTATGTGGACGCTCGGTTGGACTACGACATTCGCATGATTACTGAAACAGAGTTGAACCGCGCACGCGGCAATGTCATTCGTGGCTTGGAGCGCATCCAGGCTGCCGCACGGCAGAACCCTACACAGAACCCTCGACTGTCCAAGAACATCATTGGCACTGTGCAACGCGGCGACGTGCCTAATCCTGATGACCGTGCCAACACCATTAGGTGGTGGGAGAAAGGAGAGCAATACAGCACACAGATATATGTGCCTGAGGTCTATGCAGCACTGCGCAATGCTCCTACTATGGCAGGCGGCATCCTCAACACCACGCGGCTATGGTGGCAGGACATGACAACTGGGGTGCTGGCTGCATTGACTGGTGCCGCACACGCACCCCTGTCAGCCATGTATACCACGGCATTGATGACTGCTGCACCAATGAACCGGCTAGCCACTGGCCAATTGGATCGCTTGTTGCGTCGTGCTACTAATGACCGCCTCACTCTAGGCGTCCTTGACCCTACCACGTATACAGGCATTGCCGCAGCATTGGCACAAGACTACGCTGCAATGTCTGTGCGTGTGTTGTCTGATGTCACCCGTCGCGCGTTGCTGTCTGATCGCAGCATCATCCGCAAGATGGTTGGCGGCCCACGACTGTCAGCACTGCTGCGCCGTCTTGACGAGATATATGAGAACAGCATCTACGCTGAAATGCGTCGTATGGGCGCTATCGGCAACAACCGCATCACAGGTAGTGACTTCACTGGTGGTGCCCCGCCTACAGTGTCCACACTGTCGCCCTCATACCAAGCGGTGCGGCCACGCGACTGGAACATGCCTACCAACCTACGTGAGTTGCGGGAACTGGTTGGTGATGCAGCAATCCGTAGCCCGCTTGGCGCAAAGATTATAGAGACGTATCAACTTGCACGTGAGGCGTTGGACATCCTAGCGTCGTCTCCGCAGTCTATGGTGTATCGCCTCAACCGTGATGACTACATGCGCATGTATAACGTTCGGCCTGAAGATCGTGGCGTTGGACCTACACAAAGAGGTGCATCGCCTGAACGTGAACAAGCGATTGGCGTGCTTACTAGCCGCGTGCGGCGCATCACTGGTGATCCTGCGCTGCGTCCGGCCAACCGCACTGTGCAAGGCATTGAATCTGCCTTGCCATATGCCACCATCACTAAGCAAGGGCTAGCAGTATACGGCAACGCATTCCGTGAGAACCCGCTGCGCACAACGATGGCTATGGTCACCAGTGTGATAGTGCCGACCACGTTGGCGCTCTACAACGCTATGGTGCAGGACGAACAAGACATTGCACAGGGCCTAGAGCCTACACGTGTGCAAGACTTGGTGTTCAACGCACCGCACCGTGTGGCGGGAACGTTGCCGTTCTACCTGCCGGGGCTGCCTGCCGAACAGGCCCTGCGAATTCCCTATGACCACCCGCTAAGTCCCATTGTTGCTGGTGCGCAGGCAGTCTTGTTGACTGCGTTGGGGGCCGATGACCCAAGGTTCTACTCCGAAAGCATGCGTCAACACCGTGACCTGCTGCGTCGCATGATTGAGGAACGCCACACCTACAACATGTGGGAAGCATTCCAACGCGGTATGGGTGAGTTGGCGCCTCCGCCACTTGTCGCCACCGCCGTTGGTGCAGCAGGCTACGACATGCGAGACTTCATCAGCATCCAGCCGTCGTTGCAGCCCACAGAACGTCGTGGTGTTGGCGGATACAGTGGTGGACAGACGTTCACTGATGACATGCCCAACTGGTTTGTCAACGTGTTGAATAGTTGGGGCAGTGTGGGACAGTTTGTGGCGCAGACACTCCCATTGTTCTTGGACCAGGAAGCACTGGAAGGTGCGCAGCGCCGGTTGCAACAAGAAGCGCGGCCTACACTGTCGGCAGTAGGAGACATCATCGGACAGCGGTTTGGGGACCGCGTGCCTATGGCTGCTCCACTGCTATCCGGTCCTCGCAGACAGCCGTCATTCGATATCACGTCACAGTATGTGCGAGATGTTGAGCGTAAGATGCGTGAACTGCAACAGGGCAGTCGTGACGTGACACGGCCAGGCGTGTTGGGAACTGGCCGTGAACGGTTCGTTGAGACACAGTATGACTGGTTGGACCGTCTGCCGCCACAGGACCAAGCGCCTATGCGTGCGATTGTGCAACAGGTGGTGCGCGGGTTTAATAATATGCAAACACTGCGTGATGAGCGCAACAGCCTGTATTCAGCAATGACCGCACTCAACAGTGACACCATGTTGCGTCGTGATCCTATGGCACTGCGTGCGGGCCAGAACTGGATATCTGAACGCATCCGTCAGACTAACATCCGTGTGGTGGAGAGCATTGTAGAGTTGGAACAGCAGATCAGTGACCAGTTTGGCATACAGTTCCGCATAGAGGGCTTCGACCCAGCACGTGGTATGAGACAGTTTACGCCAACACAGCCTTCACGCGCTCAGTGAACTGTTCGCGTGCCTCGTTGTCTAGCAGTAGCGTGGTGCCCCGGTAGAGGAAGGTTGGCCTGCCAGGGGTGCCACGCAACTCAAACTTCTGCACCATGTCCAACTCGTGTAGCAGGTCCAGCAGCATGTCACGCTCCGTGACGTTCATGTATTCACGCAACTTGAACACGAGTTCAGACTTGGTGATCCCCTGACTGCCTGCTTTGATGAGCACCGCTAGCAGGCGGTCTACCCCGGCCAATATGCGACGTTCATGCAGGCTGATGGAGAACAAGTCACCTGCACCGCGCTTCACGCTTTCTATCAACGCCACGGCAGACTTCATCTGTGACAGTTGCACCTCAAACGTGCCGTCGTTGACTGCCAGCAGCCCTGCCACACGTAGGACGTGATGATCCTCACGTGCAAAGAATGACATCGCAAACGCATCAGATGCAGGTGGTGTTGGCCGATTGACATACCACAACGTGAAGAACGCCTTGGCCTTCTCGTTCAACTGAATACGTTGCACCTTCTCTGCCTTTGTGCGTGCATCCCGTAATTGTTCCAGCATAAGCATCTCGAGTTTAGGCATGGGATCAGGCCACGGGACCATCTTCTTTGGCCGTTCCTCATACACAAACAGGCAACGACTAGTGAACCCTCCCTCAATGACGGCAGGGTTCACTGCTTGTGCTAGCCATGTTGGCGTTGATGCGCCCAACAGTGTGGGATACACACGCTCAATGACTAGGCGCACCTCACCAATAATGCGTGTGCGGAGGTTTGGACAGTCATACAAGTCAGTCAGCAGTCCTGGAATGTTGTAAGTGCCGCCATCCCTGCCCAACACAGTCACCAACTCACTAGCAGTGATGGCAATGTGACTGTGGGGAACGTCCTCAGGCAGTTTGGAGAGTGCGTTCTGCAACTGTGCGGCTGTCACCCTGCCAGCAATGTCAATACGGAAGGGATCTTGGAACTGTGACAACAACTGTTCTGCCTTGCTGACTGCTGTTGACTTGCGTGTGATGCCACTCTCTGCAACGAAGATGATGTATTGGTTGAGGAACACGGGGATGCCTGGACGGTCAACCACTGCTACACGGCTGACTGCATTGGAGAGAACCCACAGTCCTCCCCACAGGTCATAGTTGCGATTGGTTTCTAGCCCACTGCACCACTGCATGTAGTGATGCAGGAAGGTGGACTCCTTAGGACGGAACATTTAGTCCTCCTTGCTTGTGCTCTTGTTCTCGTAGCCGCTATGCATTACTTGTGCTTGTCGTGCCATGACTACCTTTATTGCACGTATAGATGCCGGAGAGCCTTGTGCCAACTTGTAGGTATAGATCACATTGCGCACCCATGTCTCGTCACGATCTAGTAACTTGCCAATCTCTTTGTATGATAGTCCTTGTTCCC